GGGGATAGGTCAGTTTGCATTAACTTCGTCATTGACCACCCACCGCATCTCAATAACGTGTTGAGGGTTGGTAACGAACTTGGTGCCTTTACCCAGACGTAGTTTGGTCTTTCTACCCTCGGCGCTATCGTAAATTAACTCCAGTAATGAGTCATAGTGGTAACCTTTCCTAGAGCACCAAGTCTTAAACACAGAAGGCCGGAAGTAGAAAATACCGCTGGAATACTCATGCCTACCGACTAGATTGTGGGATGGAGTACTGTCTGGACCAAGGATGTTAAGCATTTCCGGGGACATATCCCCACTATTATCAAGTCGAAGAATACTGCGCACGTTATCGTTGTAAAACTCTGCCATAAGTTCGTGTATATCCACATTCATCTCCTGCAATGCCGATTTCTCTGAATTTAATTTGCGGATTATCCATCCATACAGATTGTCCAAATCCCACTTTATAAGTCCAAGTTTCTTAGCTATTAGTAGTCCTACGTATATGGTAGCCGCTTGTGCAGACCAATGCCTGTGCTGTGCCTCAAGCTTTGCTTCGCGTGTTATAGTAGTGCGCATGCCCTCCACCATATCAGCTACTTTTTCATAGTTTCGTATTACATACTGGATATAGATAGGTCCGGCGTGCCCGTAGTTAGCTGCCAGTTTATCATTTAGTGTGTTACCAGCTATTGCACCCTCAGACCCAAACAACAACTGGCGCACCTTTGCTTCTATGACGCGCCCTGCTTCCCCTTTCGGGAATGCCCTTGTATCTGCACTGATTTTTTGCAATATACTTATATTAGCGGAGGAGCCTACAGTTAAACCCCACTGCTCACCTCGGTACCGCTCCTCGTTCTGACCTTTGTTACTCAACCGGTTGCGCTGCTCGCCGTCTGATACAGCGTATAAAAAATCACTCAGATCGTCACCGCTCCAGTTTGAAAGTTCGTCAATGTACAGGGGTAGGTTCTTCCACATCTCTGCCCGGTTCCATGCCGAATTTGGGGTGTCCTTACCTTTTAGGACAAGACGTTTGTGGTCCCCCCAGATTGAAGCCCCACCCCACATACCTGTAGTTTTTCCGTGTCCAGTCTCCGAACTAACAAGGTGAAAGACACTACCGGTTATATTTGGCACCATTTCCATCAGTGGCGAGCCAAAGCCGATACCAAACATATACTGATGCTCTTCAAAACCGGGCTGTCCGTAGAAGTCAACCACCTCTTTCCAGCCCTCCAAAGTACCCCTCTTCTTGAAGTAGGAAAAGTACTGTGCAGTCCTAGAGCCGGGTGGGTTTACGGTTATTTCGTTCGCTGATATTTCGTACGGCCCCAACACAAAAGATTTATGGTCATCGCCAACCCAACCAAATTGAGTGCGTACATGGATTGCGTCAGTCTCTACGCGAAGTTTTTCTATCCATTTTGCTACGTAGTGCATAACTTTATTGCCCCCGCCGCTCTTACTCATCAAAAATATCTCATTACGCGCCATTTGTTTCTTAAATTCTTCGTTGCTGGACAAATGCGCGCTGGTCAACATAAACCGTTTTATGCCCTCGCGCGGTGTATGGTGCGTAACTTCATAACACGGTCCAACACTTGGGTCTGGGTCTATCATACGTTTTGTAATATATAGATCGTATTCGTATATCACCTCTTCCTGTACTTCGTCTTTATCCCCAACAAACCGCCTGTATACCCCGCCGTTAACACCTCGGAAATAAGGTTCTGGGTAAGCAGGTATGTCAATTATCTTAGTGGCGGGCTTTTGCGGCTGTTCGTCCTGCCCCTCCCCATCTGATTTCGGTGTCGGTTCTTGAGTATCTACGTCCTCTACAGGCACCTCTACCTGATTGGATTCGGCTTCTTTTATCTCTTTGCACAGGCTTATGGGCGACTTTATCTTCCCCTTGTACGGGCACCCCTCGCACCCCTCCGGACAACTCTCCTCAAACGTAGCGCAAAAATGTGGCTTTTCAATCGACGCCGCTACCTTCTCTGTCTCCTCCGGGTCATATCCAGAATACCTAGAAGAGATAACGTGTATAGCTTCCGGCTCCACACAGTGCTTGGCAATAGAGAGTACGTGTAGCCACTGTTCGTAACTAACACTGTCAGGCTCAACATAAGCCCTGCGTATCTGCTTACACCCACCACCGTTGAGTGAGGTTTGGGTTATTTTTAGGAACTTCCACTCGTATTTGTCTAGCTGGTCTGCACCCGTAGCACGTCGCATGTCCTCTGCGTCTTGTGCTGACAGCTTCCTGTTAGACAGTACTGGTATCAACTCCGTTGGGAGCTTGCTGGCAAAGTCCTCTAAGTCAATCAGCTTTTCTGTATTGCGCAAAAAACGTACAGGTGTAGGGGGTTCTGTTTTGTAGTTATGCGTATCTGGTACTCGCAGTATGCGAGCCGCATCGGCAGTGACAACCTGATCTGCTTCCAGCCCAAACTCGGCGCAAGCTGATTTCAAGCGTTCCGCTACAGGTAGCCATTCATCTTTGGTACAGGGCTTGGGTAGTGCCCAATATACATGTAAGCCGCGCCCCGAATTAACTACGCTTGTGGGGGCGGGTAGTTCGTAATGTTTATAAAAGTCCCGAAGGGCTATGAGTGCATCGTGTTGGGTTGGGTACGGTTTGCCTTCACCACAATCAAGATCAAGGAAAAGGGCTTTTACTTGTACTACGTTGCTTGCTTTTCTTTTTGCGTCTGCAAACGTACTCAGGGCAAAGTATGTGTCGTATCCATTGCTGTCTAGGTCCGCCGCTGTTTGTGCTAGCGCCGGTACGCTGTCGTAGAATTTTTGTACTGTTTTCCCGTCTTTTATACCTACAACGCAATAGTGACCATCACCACCCAGCACCGTGCTGAGAAATTGCTTCGTGTCCATGTCTCATCCACATAAAAGAGAAATTGGGGTGCCCAGTGGACACCCCGTTATTTTTAGTCATCGAAATCGTCTAGCAAGCTAGCGAGGTCTGGTTGTGATGGGGCTTGGTCAGTCTTCTTTGTGGACTTTTTGACCTTTGGCTCTGGTACAGCCTCTTCCTCGGCTTCCTCAACTTCCTCGGCCTCCTGTGCCGATTTCGATTCGGAACCGCTGACTTTACCACTGTTCTCAAGTTGATTACCACTGTCGCCTTTTGGTTTTACAGTCATAGTGACCAATTTAACCGTTTCAGGGTCTTTCTGGGCCTCAATAACAAGGCGAAGCTCCCCCTCATTCACAGGGCGCACTGGCTTGAAACAGAGCTTGGGAGTCGAGCTATCAGTGTCAAAACGTATCTCTGTGATAATACCCGCCAATGGTGCGCTTTGGGCAGTCAGGAACTTAGCATAACTCTGGAGGCCCAGCTTCTGCTTGTCATCACCGAAGATACTTGTAGCGGGCAGAGATAGCTGATACACGTCTGGCGATACCACATTACCCTCGGCGTCGGCTATAAGTAACGCCACACGCTGGTTGTACCTACAGGCACGGCTTTCTCCAGCGCCGGAACCCTTCACATTCTGGGGGCAGTTAAAACAGGTAGGAGACTGCCTATCCGTAGCCACTACAGAGTCATCTGGCACACCGGTAGTGGTGTTTGAACTCCAGCATGTAGGGGCAGAGGTTTCACCAGCGACGTAGCCCTTACTGTAATAAGTACGGGACAGAGGAGCAGTTTTAACGATTACCACGTTTATCTTGCGCTCTTCCAGCTCGGCTACTTCTTGGCTACCTACTACCTTACGGAACACACCACCACGGATACTGAGCCTACGTACCTGTGACTGGCCTACATTGGTTTCTGGTTCAAGCTGGGCTAACAGCTCTTTGAAGTTATCGGATATATTTCCGAAAATAGTCATCTCATTACTCATAGGTCATCATCCTCGTCAAAATCAAAAGAGAGTTGTGGGTTTTCTGGTTCTGGCTCTCGGGTGTCCTCGTAAACCGGGACCTCCGACATTTTCTCACGTGCTTCACTTACTTCAGGTGATTCTGGCGTTGCAGTCAACGCGGCAATCGTATCGGATATGCTAAACCTGTACGTGTTACCTAGTTTTATATAGCAGGTCTTGGGGATATGCCCCTTACTAACCCACGAACGGACTGTTGTAACTTTAACTGACAGGTAGTCAGCAAGTTCTGATATTGGTACGTAACCACCACTCATTTCTTCCTCCTTACACTTACTGTGTATTCGCTATCCACGTTAAGCCCCGGTGGTAGCAGTTCGGGGTTCTCTTCGAGAAAAGTTTTTATGTTGCCCTGATGGAGACGTTTTTCCATAAGGTCTATGGCATTGTGTTCAGTAATGAACTTGCCCATAGCTTCCCAGTCACTGGTCCAGTAACGACTGCGGGTTGATCTATAGAAAGTACCGTGCTCAGTACGGGCGGATTCGACATTGTTGGCCTTGCAGTGTTCCAAGAGGGCGTCACTGATTAGTTTCAGCTTGCCGTCTAACTCAGCAATTTGCTCATCAAGGTCGCGTTTGAGTTGAGCCTTTTGGTCCCGTATTTTTATGTATACGGAAACGAGGCGGTCGAGGTCTGGCTTGACTTGTTCAGTCATCTCATCATCTCCTTACTTTGTTTTAGTTTGTTTGGGGAGTCTACACAATTATTTTTATATTTCAAGTATTTCGTTGTATAGATCAATAATTTTTGTATGTATATCTATTCGTCCATCAAGGAGCGCGTACATACGCTTCTCCACTGGTGATCCTTGTAGTTGTATGACGCTACAAGGATGCTTCTGCCCTGACCTATGTACTCGTGCGTTGGCCTGTGCGTAGGTCTCTAGTGAGGATACTGGCCCCCACCATACGATAGTATTAGCCGCTGTCAGGGTCACACCATGTGCCGCCGCTTGGGGTTGTATAACTAACACGCGTGGGTCTGGTTCGGTCTGAAACCGTTTGAATATCTCGGTGCGCTTCGCCGCAGATACATCCCCCCTGATAACAGCATTGGTTATGCCGTCCTTATTCAGCTTCTCTACGAGCATATCTATAACATGCTTGAACGGTACGAAGATGAGTACCTTTTGGCTGGACTCGTCGATGACTTCACGCAGCACCTTGTACCGGTTTTTTATATCAAACTCTACCGTCTCTCCGGAATCGGTATAGACTGCCCCGCAGGATACTTGCAGTAACTTGTTCATACCAACTGCCGCGTTTGCCGCAGTAATCTGTTCGCCAGCGGCTACTGATACCATTTCATCTCTCAGTTCGTTGTAGTATTTCTTTTGCTGTGCCGTTAACTCTACTTCACGCTTTGTGTATACGAGTTCAGGCAGGTCCATACACTGCTCTTTGGTAAAGCGTATTGCGGGTTGTAGTACG